AGAAAAAGAAGGCAGGAAACTGCCGGGTTTCTTGGATACGGTTCTGAGGAAAATAGCGGGCTTGAAGCGGGCGACGGAGTCGCAGAGCCTGGAGTCTGCGAAGCGGTCACGGCGCAGTCGGCGAAAGGCGGCGGCGGTCCGGCAGAAGACGAGTGCCAAGAAACTGCATGCCAACCCGTTTCCCCCGCAATTGTGGGACATATGAAGGCGGACAAGAGAGGGCGGGAAGGTCACCTAATCGTGCAGAAGGTCGTCGCCATCCATGAAAAGGCGGATAGAACCAATCCCAAATCCTCTCCGAACGGCAATGGCTGGCGCGAAGACGAAGCCGCTTACACGTGTCAAACCGGGCATCCTCAGGCAGTCGCATTCCAGGCAAGGCAATCGAGCTTCGGCGCGTGGGAGGGCGTTAGTGGAACCATCGACACGGGCAATCCGCCGCAGGCCGTGGCGTTCGCGCAGAACCAGCAGGGACACGTGCGGCTTGCCGGTGGCGACGGCGAGATAACGCCGTCAATCAACAAGCCCGGCGGAGCTCCCGGCCAAGGCTATATCGCCATCACGGACGGTTACGTTGTCCGCAAGCTCACGCCTCTTGAAGTCGAGCGGCTTTTCGGATTCCCCGACAACTACACGCTTGTCGAGCACCGCGGCAAGCCAATGCCCAAGACCAGGCGCTACGCGATTCTCGGCAACTCGATGGCCGTAAATTGCATGAACTGGCTCGGCCATCGAATCAAGCTCATGGATGAAGTTTGGAGCAAGCATGGAATTCCTATTGCGCAAAAAAAAGATGAGGATGCGCCGCCGGCCCAAAAATTTTAGAACGGCTGGCGCCATCCATAATTTACACAAGACAAATCCCAAGCTAGACTCGCTTTCGTTCCGGCGTAGCTCAGCGGTAGAGCAATTGACTGTTAATCAATCGGTCGCAGGTTCGAGACCTGCCGCCGGAGCCAAAAACCAGCGTTCCCGAAATTTTAGAACGGCTGGCGCCATCCCTATCAGAATTTTTAGAACGGCTGGCGCCATCCTTAAAAAATTTTTAGACTGGCTGCGCCCATCCTAATTTTTAGAACGGCTGGCGCCATCCTACTTGAAAATTTTAGAACGGCTGGCGCCATCCATAGAGAGGCCGACATGAGCAAAAACGAAGACGAGCTTGAATTCCAATTGAAGCACGCGACCAAATTCTACTACGAACGGCAATACCAATTTCATCCGCGGAAGAATTTTCGGGCCGATTTTTTGGTTCGAGATTACGAAAGCGTGCTGGGCAAAAATTTGGATCGCGAAACGCTTCATGCCAAGCTCCGGGCCGGCCCCAAGTTGCTGGTCGAGATTGACGGCGCGAAATACGGCAAGCCAGGCAGTCACCAGCGCGTCGACGGCATCGACTACGATTGCAGGCGCGCCGCGGAAGCTATCTTGCTAGGATTTAAAGTGCTCCGGGTATCGTCTCGCATGGTTCGAGACGGAACCGCCTTGCAGTGCATTGAATTTATTTTCAACGGCCGCTACGATCCAGCGGCCAAGGCGATCGCCTACCCAAAGAAAGGAATCAAGCGGTGAATGAAGTCGAGATCAACATTGACGAAGTGCAGCGGGAAACGCCGAAAGGCCTGCTTGTCCGGATCGACCAGGAGATCCTTTTTGTGCCGCATAGCGAGATAGCCCATCGCGATCATTTGATCCTATTCGTAAGAGAAGATTTTGCCTACGAAGAAGGCTTGATATGAAAAAAGGCGGCACATGGCCGCCTTTTCCGTTGTCTGCGATAGCCTTCAGCGCTTCCGCTTTGGCTTCCTAGTCTCATCGTCGCTGGTATGGCTCGCTAGGCTCAAGAGCGCGACAACAAGCCCAGGAAGCGCGTAGAGAAGCAGGGCGGCGGCGAATACGAACGCCGCCGAACTGTCGTCGGTGAATCCTTCCCATGCCAGCACACCAGCGGCTCCGAGCGCTGCGAAAAAGCGTGTTAATGCGCGATCCAGCGGCGCCACTACTGGCTACCTTCCCAAAAGACTCGGCCATCGGCAAGGAATTCGTAGCCGTTCAATTCCATAAGAATCACAGTGTTTTCCTCGCTGTAATAGTAATGATTTGCTTCTCTAATCTGCTCGAAAAGCCAATTGGCAAGATCGCCCATCAACACCTTTAACGCGCTTTCGACGTTGCCATACGAGCGCCCGGAATGCACTGTGACGGACTTTCCAAACGTGCTTTGTCCCTTGACCTTCATAATCAAATTTTCGTATTCGTCATCGCCCATCGTGATAATTGTGCCGACGTCGACAACCCTAATTTCCGCTGTCAATTCTCTTCCGAACTGGCACTGAAGGGAATATAGATCCTTGGCAATTCGCGTAAGTTCGCCGTCATTGAATTTCTGGATCGCTCCAACACTACCTGCCTTGTAGGAGTAATCGCCGGTGAAAAAAGCGCCATCGTCCGACATGAAATTTAGTCTGTAGTGAACGGATTCGCGTCCGGTCTTTTCGTCGTCGAATAGCTCAATTCCAAGCGCCGCGGAAACCTGCTTGAAGGTGTCAATCGCGGGATCGTTCCAACAATCATCATCATTCCCTAAGACATCTTCGCAAAGCCAATTCTTCGCTACCTTTTGCGCCTTTTCCGACAACTCGGAATAGGCGTAAACTTTCGTTTCTATCGTTCTCATTCTCAGTTCCTTTTTGGCAAGATTGCCGGACTCCGTATCGGAGTTTCGGGCGGCGCTTGCCGGCGCCGCCCTCTTCAGCGGCTAGTTGGCGCGTTCGAAGTTCAGGCCGGCGGATCCGAAAATCTCATCCAGATTGTCGGATATGCAATCGAGATAGAAAAAATCCATCTCCCATGCTTGAAACTCTTGCAGCCAATCCGAACCGCCGAAGGTTCGAAGCCATCCATAGAGGACGGCGGAATTTTGGTTAACGTCCCAAGCAGACCTATCGGCCGGCCAATCAGCCATGCGCGGGCTATAGAAGCTCATAAAGCCCGGCCCGCTGGTAAACAGTCGCTTTGCTTCCGCGTCAAGCGCGGCGCGATCGCACTGCTCAAACATGCGTTCGAACACGTCCGCATTGACGACTCCGAATATTCGATCCGTCGCGAAATTGTATTCGGCCGGCTGCCATCTGTGGCCGTATTCAATCGCCGGCGACGAGTCCGCGTCGATAAGCCGCGGCAAAAAATCCTGTAGGAATTGGTCGAAATAAAATTTGGCGTAAAGCTCATTCGCCTTGTGCCAGTCTATCGACCGAAAAGCGCTTTCAATTTCGTCTTCGTCATCGTCGCAAAATACCTCTAAATGCGTATCCATCGCCGAGTCATGCACTGAATAATAGAATCCGGCAAAAGGTATCTCGACTTCGATTGTTGGCTTGGTCATTTTTGAGTCTCCGTTTGAGTTGCAACGGCGGCCGCTTGAGCAGCCGCCGGGTTCCATCGCCGATTATTCGGCAAAGTAAAGGTATTCGTGTCCGTTAACTTCTATTTCAAAGTAGCTATGCCTTTCTTCTCTAGCCGCCTTTTCCCAGTCTATGCAATTAAGCGGCCATTTTTCGTCACCGGTAATTGCTCCCATATCTATTGCAAGTTCTTTGCAATAGTCCGCGAACGTATCTTCACGGCGAAAAATAATGTGCCCGATATCATCACAGCCTTCGCACTCGTTTTTGAATTTCGTCCATATGTCCAACTGGTTTTGTTCGTCCTCGTCCAAGTCGCGGCTTTCCGGATCGTCGCGAACGTCTTCCAGGCGTTCAATGAGATCCTCAATGTCTTGTCCGATAAGCAGATAGTCACCAAGCATAATTTCTTGCGTCATTTTCAGTTCTCCTATGGGTTTTCCGGTCAAAGCGCCGGTCGACGGGCCGCCTAAGCGGCCCGGAAAGCGGCACTTGCTATTAGTGGTAGGATTCTTCCTGCTCTCTCTCAATCGTCCGAGTAAGCCCCTGAAGATGCTTGAGCTCCTTCACGTCTCGACGACTGGCAAAGCCAAATTCATGCAGCAATTCGAGTTCGGCAAGGCGATCCGCCATAAGCGGTTGATAGGGAACCGCGATCGCGTTCAAGTTCAAGGCTTTGGTCATTTGCATTTTTAGTCTCCTGTAATCAGTTGTCCGGCATAATCGCCGGTTCAGGAACCGGCGAACCGGTTCCCAAAGCGACGATCATTCGGTTCCGTCCACAAATATTTTCAGGTGTTCGAGAAGCATTTTTTGCGCTCTGTCGATTTGCGCTTGGCTAAGGAAAATTTTGAATTGCGGCCATTGGCCGTTCGGAAGCTCCGAAGCTTCTATCCGCGTTAGAAACCAGGTATATTTTTCGCGCTTTATCGTAACCTTTTGAACGATCCTATTATTGCCGCCGAAATGCGCGCCAGTGCAGCATTGAGCGACTAGGCGGCAATCGCAATCGCGGCCGTGCTTCCGATCAAGATCAATAAGTCCGAGTTCGTCCAGTTTTTGATCTGCGTCTTCTACCATGTCACGGAGTTCATAAACGCCCCAGACTCTAACGTTGTATTCTCCCTCGTTCCAGTTTTTGATCAATGCGCTTCCAATGGCGCCTTTGTCTTTTAGATTTATTTTCACTTTGAATCCTCCTTTTCATCGACCACGACGATTCCTAGGTCATGCGTCAATTGCTCAATCGAAAAATCGTATTGCTTTTTTGTGATCAGAATGTCGCGCTTCGGCCATGTGTCCGGTTGTTGGACGGACTCGAAAACGTCCGTTAAATACCAGCGGCCATAATCGCGCGTTATCTCGACCGTCATTGCCTTTCTTGGCGCGCGAAAATGTATATTGCCGGTTTCCAGGTGAAGGCGGCAATCGCAGCTAATTACCGATCCGATCAGGCCAAATTGCTCAAGGCGTTCGTCCGCGTATCTAATCTCGCTACGAACCTTTTCAAAATAGCCTAAATCATCGCCACTAGCGGCCCGACGAACCGGGGCTAAAGCCTCGTAAATTTCATCCTTGTTTTTGTCCAAAACTTCGATTTTCATTTTCTTTTCCTTAGGTTGGCGCGGGCGACGGAACCGCCGCCCGCGTTGCTAATTCATTAGCGAACTGGCATCGCGAATGCCTGCAATTCCAGCTCGAATCTGCCTTCCGAAATTCGGTAGTAGTCCACCATGATTTTGTTTTTCGGGATTCCGTCTTCCGACTCGTCTGGCGCTTCGAAGCGCAAGCGCGTATAGGCGCGCGCGAATTCCTTGCCGGCCGCGCTCAATCTGGCAAGCACTTCGCCGCCCAAGCCAAATTCATCCTGTGGCGCGAACGAGCGCGGCATAACCTGTTGAACAGGCGGGAACGGGTAATCCGTCAAAACGTCGCTGTAGGAAGTGTATCGACCATCCAAGATTTCGAAATTGCCGGCCCCATTTTCCAGGCTGTTAATTTCGATCTCGATAATGTCACCAGGCTTTCCCTTTTTGACGCGGCGGCAAGTTCTGTTCGGAAGTATGACTCCTTTCGCGGGAAGATCGCCCCAGTTGTCCGAGTCGTCTTCCCCAGTCCAAATTTGTGTTCCTATCATGCACATTGCGCCATTTGTGGTTGTCAATGTCAGTCGGGAAGCGTCTGAAGCTACATGGATCCCGTTGAATGCCGGGCGCGTGTGCTTGCCGTCAAGTCCATTGCGGACAGCGCGAAAAAGCGATTTATCGACTTTCAATTGCTTGCGAAATTTGGTCATTTTTTCAGTCTCCTAGTTGTTGTCCGGAAAATCCCGGTAACCTTGCCGCGCGCGGCAAGGAAAGCGAGATTCTAGTTGTAGAGCGTCACAATAATTTCTGTGCAGTCGCTGCACTGGTAGCAGATATTCGCATCGGAACTGTAGCGAAGAAACTCATCGGCCGCCTTTTTCGCCGACTCGTAATTGTCCGCTTCAACTAGCACGTCGAAAACGTTTGCGTCGCCGTCGCTGTCGCGCTGTTCGCCTTGCACGCGCGCAAGCGGGCCCGGAAAATGGCATGGCCGGAAGTCGCTATTGGCTTGAAGCGCCTTCCAATAGGACTCGACG